ACATTCTCAGGGTTAACTAGTGGTACGTTCCTACCGGTTATTGTTTCTGGTATTACATCGGCAACTAACATTTCTGCTTCAAATATTTTATTAGTATACTAATATGATAAATATAGGGATTGGGGTAAGTTGGGCTAAGTCTTTATATAGCGTGGCTAATAATATTATTGCTAACTTTAAGGCAAGAGTATTATCATATCCAAATAGTATATTTGAAGCTGGCCCTTGCTTGGACGCAACACTGGAGGAATTAAATGCGATTGGATTATTAGACAATGCTTCCCTTATTATTACGCCTAACGCGTATAATGAAGGAGTGTTATATGACGTTATCCCTAATACACCATTGGGTGATATGGATGTTGTTCGTGCCACAACAGCAACAAGAGTAAATAGTGCAGGATTGATTGAGATAGTGCCAAGAAATTTTTATCAATATTCAGAGCAATTTAATAATGCATATTGGAATAAAACTAATTGTAGTATTTCCGAAAATATAATATCCGCTCCTAATGGAACAATGACTGCCGATAAATTAATAATGGCTAATGGGCAAAGCGGTTCAGCTCCAGATGGTTCTGGATTAAGAGTATTAGAAGATATAGAAAGTAATAGTTATATTTATTCTATTTATGCAAAAGCTGGAGAATTTTCAACATTAAGATTTAGGGAAAACCAAATTACAGGGGCATTTTTAACTGTTGATTTAACAAATGGCACAATAATAAACGGAGATACAGGGCAATATATTAGCCCTACTGCTGAATTAATAACTAATGGTTGGTATAGAATATCATTTAAAGCTCCTGTTGCAACTGCGTTATATAAATATAGCGTTCGTGTTTCTGAAACAGGGAACGGAACAAGTGGTATTTATATATGGGGTTATCAAGTTGAAAACTCAGCATCACTAACCGAATATTTCCCCACAACAACACGCTTAAATATACCGCGTTTAGATTATTTAAATTCTTCTTGTCCTAGTTTATTAGTAGAGCCACAAAGAACTAATTTATGTCCAACTTCATCTAATTTTGGAACAATTTTTATTAACGTTACGGCAAGTAGAAATGTTGCAACTGCTCCAAATGGAAATAATGAGGCAGATAGATTGTTAGATAATAACGCAGATGGCGAGCACCTTTTAACACAAAATTATAGTAGTATTACTAATGGTACAGTTTACACTTATTCTTGTTTTTTCAAATCAGATGGGACAGGAGGTCGCGCAGTAATTCGATCTTATGTAGGTAATTGGGTTTATGCAGTATATAATCTTGATAATGGGACTATAACTTTTACAGATGGAAGTTTAACTGCAAGTATTCAAAACTTTGAAAATGGTTGGTATCGTTGTATTTTGACAGCTACAGCAGTAATGGATTATGAGCCTATGGTTACTCAAATTGGTGTTGCAAATAGCAGTAATCAGTATATCTATCAAGGTGTTAGTAATTTAGGTTTATACTTTTACGGATATCAAGCTGAACAAGGTGCTTATGCAACATCATATATTCCGACAGTTGCATCTGCTGTAACTCGTAATGCTGACGTTATTTCTAAAACAGGAATAAGTGCTTTAATAGGTCAATCTGTAGGTACTATATTTTCTGATTTTGTAGTTTATAATAATAATGACACAATTCCTTTTAATTTAGTTAATAATAATTGGAATTCAGGTGCTAGTATGTATTTACAAATTAATAATAGTGGTAATTTTCAAATCACAGGTTTTAATAATACAATTCTAATAATTGCTTTTGACACAGGGGTTCCTGCTATTAAAGGTGAAAGATATAAATGTGCTTTAGTTTATAATAATACAACTATTAAATTATTTATTAATGGGGATTTAATTACAATAAATACTATAGCAACGCCAGTCGTAGCAAATAATTTATTTTTATCTTTATTAGATACTGGAATTGGAAAATACGGACAAAATTATAATTCATTACAGCTTTATAAAACAGCGTTGTCAGATTCAGAACTTGCACAATTAACAACAGTATAATATGGAAATTTATAAACTTAATTATGCAGATAAAGATACTGCAATAGCTGATTTAATAGTTAAAGGAGTATATGTTGAAATTATAGACTTAAATGGCAAGCCTCAATTAGTTTATGCTAATGGGACTCAAGCTGTAGTAGACATAGGACAAATTGTAAAAGTACCAGGAGAGTATGACGACCAAGGGAATGTAATTGTTGAACCTATCTATTATGATGGTGTATTCTACGATGTAATGACTCCTGCAGTGATTGACTTTGGAAACAACGAAGTGTTCCCTGTTGATTGTGTTCACTCTTTCATGGGTTATGCTCAAAATGCTGATGGGCAAGTAGATATGCCATTGCAGGTAATTATGCCGGAAAACAAGTAATTAAATAAATAAAACAATATGACAACAGAAGAAATTGCAGGAAAATTAGCTTTCTTTCACGAACAGATTCACATGATACATTGGCAAACAAGAAGTTTTGCCGAACATAAAGCAACTGGTGCGTTCTATGAATTCTTACAAGATTTCAAAGATGAAGTAGTTGAAAAACTAATGGGTTATACAGGGAAAAGAATTCAGTCATTAAAGATAGAAGCGATTGATTCAAAAGCAGATTGTATGGTTATTGCTGATCAAGTAATGAAATTCTCTAAGGACTTAGAAACTTATGGAGATACAACAAAATTTGGAGACATATCTAATCTAGCGCAATCATTATCTGGTGAAACAGCAAAATTAAAATATCTTTTAACATTATCATAATAACAAATAACAATTAAATTAAATCAAATGGAAGTAGTAAAACAAATTACAAAAGAACAACTAGAAAAAATTGTAACTCAACAAAAAGATTTACAAACTTTATTAACTAATATTGGAGTATTAGAATCTCAAAAACACGGTTTCTTACATCAATTAGGTGAAGTGAATAAATCAATTGAGGAATTCAAAAGCGAGTTAGAAGCGGAATACGGAGCAATCAATATTAACTTAGAAGATGGTTCGTATACAGAAATGGAAAAACCAACTGAGGAGTAATGAGTTCGGTAATTCGCAAAATAAGTATAGGACCGGATTATAAAGATAGTGCCATGCATTACTCTATAAATCAAAACGTATATGGGGGTCATGAGATTTCCCATATACTATTTGATGAGGAGGATCACTCTTACAACATATATATTAAAAAAGAAGACGAAGTAATGCCATGGAAGAAATTTAACTCTAACATGGCTATCTCAGTCGAATACGATTTAGAATATTAAAGTGACCGGAGTATTTGATTTCATAGTTAAACCTGTGGGGTCTAGGTATGAAAATAGTATTGATATTGATGGTAAAGAATTAATAGTAAATACTAAGATAGAAAGTTTTAAATCTGTTAGTAATATGGCTGAAGTAGTTTCAGTTCCATTAGCATATAAAACAGATATAAAAGTTGGTGATACTGTAATAATACATCATAATGTCTTTAGAAGATTTTATGATATTAAGGGTAAACAAAAGAACAGTAGATCTTATTTTAAAGAAGATTTGTATTTCTGCAGTTCAGATCAAATATACTTGTATAAAACAGACACCGAATGGAAATCATTTGGTGATAGATGTTTTATTAAACCATTAAAAAATATAGACCATTTAAAGCTTGATAAAGAACGTAAGCTTATTGGTATATTAAAATATGGAAATGACTCTTTAAAAGAGCTTAAAATCAATCCTGGAGACTTAGTGGGTTATACTCCTTTTGGAGAATTTGAATTCATTATAGATGGCCAGAGATTATATTGTATGAAATCTAATGATATTGTAATTAAATATGAATATAAAGGAGACGAAGAAGAGTATAGTCCAAGCTGGACACAAAGCGGTTCTTGAGTTAATTAAAGTTGCTGAAGAAGCTATCCTAGATAATGGAGAAGACGATTTAGCAGCAGACAAATTAAAGAATGCAGCGGCAACAAAGAAACTAGCTATATTTGACGCTTTTGAAATCCTTAATAGGATTGAAGAAGAAGAAAGAATGTTAGAGGAAAGCGAAAAAGAACCTACGGCAAAAACGTTTAAAGGTTTCGCAGAAGGGAGATCCAAGTAATGTACGAAAATACTTTATTTAAAGTTTTACCGGATTATATTAAACCGAGTGTTTTAAAAAAAGAAAATAGACTTAAAACATGGAGGTATGGTTATAACAAACAGCACGATATAATTGTTATAAGTAAAACCGGAAAAATTGGGGAGATATATGAAATTCAAAATCTAAAGATCGCTTTGCCTCTAATAGAGGATTCATATAAAAGACACGACAAAAAAGAATTACAATATTGGGAACAATTAGAAGTACCTAAAGAATTAATTAAAATAAAAAATGTATTTGATTGGAATAAATACCCGGATGCATTTAAAGAGAAATGGTACGACTACATTGACAATGAATTTAAACGCCGGGATGAAGGCTTTTCATTTTATAGTAATGGAAATCCTACATATATAACAGGTACACATTATATGTACTTGCAATGGAGTAAGATAGACGTTGGTGCACCAGACTTTAGAGAATCAAATAGATTATTCTTTATATTTTGGGAAGCTTGTAAAGCGGATTATAGATGTTATGGAATGTCTTATTTAAAGAATAGACGTTCTGGGTTTTCATTTATGTCATCTGCAGAGTTAGTTAATCAAGCAACAATATCAAGCGACTCAAGATTTGGTATACTATCTAAATCAGGAGCAGACGCTAAAACGATGTTTACCGATAAGGTTGTACCAATATCAATCAACTATCCTTTTTTCTTTAAACCTATCCAAGATGGTATGGATAGACCTAAAACAGAGTTAGCATATAGAGTGCCGGCTTCTAAGTTTACTAGAAAGAAATTAGATAATAATGAAAACCCTGAAGAACTTGACGGTCTTGATACAACAATTGACTGGAAAAACACGGGAGATAACTCTTATGATGGGGAGAAATTAAAGCTTCTTGTACATGATGAAAGTGGTAAATGGCTTAAGCCAGACAATATATTAAACAACTGGAGGGTAACTAAAACTTGTTTAAGATTAGGTAGTCGTATTATTGGTAAGTGTATGATGGGATCAACATCAAATGCTTTAGATAAAGGAGGAGAAAATTTTAAGAAACTTTATTACAATTCAGATGTCACGAAAAGAAACGCCAATGGACAGACTAGCTCAGGATTATATAGTTTGTTCATACCTATGGAATGGTCCTACGAGGGATTCATTGATACTTATGGCTTACCTGTCTTCCACACTCCGGAAAGACCCATCAAAGGAATCGACGGAAACGAAATTGAAATAGGTGTTATTGAACACTGGCAGAATGAAGTTGATGGGTTAAAGTCAGATTCAGATGGATTAAACGAATACTACCGACAATTTCCGAGAACAGAACAACACGCATTTAGAGATGAAACAAAACAATCATTGTTTAATCTTACAAAAATATACGAACAAATTGATTATAATGCAGATCTACGCCATTCAGGAGTTTTAACTAGAGGTAATTTCCAATGGGATAATGGGATATTAGATACAAGAGTAAGTTTTTACCCAAACAAAGATGGTAGATTCTTAATTTCTTGGGTACCGCCTAAACATATGCAAAACCGCGTAATAATAAAGGATGGGTACAAATATCCAGGTAATGAACACTGCGGTGCATTTGGTTGTGATAGTTATGATATATCGGGAACAGTTGATAATAGAGGATCCAATGGAGCTCTTCACGGTTTATCAAAGTTCTCAATGGAAGACGTGCCGGCAAATCACTTCTTTTTAGAATACATTGCAAGACCTCAGACGGCTGAGATATTCTTTGAAGAAGTTTTAATGGCTTGTGTATTTTATGGTATGCCAATACTTGCGGAAAATAACAAAGCAAGATTGTTGTACCATTTTAAAAGAAGAGGCTACAGAGGGTTCTCAATGAATAGACCTGATAAAGTATGGAATAAATTATCGCCAGCTGAAAAAGAAATTGGTGGTATACCAAACTCAGGACAAGATATTATACAGGCCCACGCAGCTGCTATTGAAACCTATATAGAAAATCATGTTGGGAACTTAGGGGATTCATATGGAGACATGTATTTCCAGAAGACATTAGAGGACTGGGCAAGATTTAATATAAACGATAGAACAAAGCATGATGCTTCGATAAGTTCTGGTTTAGCAATAATGGCGTGTAATAAACATATGTATCC